CATAGAGTTTGCTATGACCCGGGAATTCTCGGCGAGCAAACGGTACACCGTCCACAGTGAAATCCACTATGTAATAGCTGCCCTGTTCTGGTGTGCGCATTATTCTGAGATCGTAGTCTTTCATGCTATTAAGATAGCACAACGCACAAAAATGTCAACCAACTCTGCGTATGGCAATGACCTTGCTAGCAGGAAAATAGCTGACTTTTACAGCATTGCTTTGGTTGCCACCTAGCACGCCATAATACAGCCGACCATGCATGATAGTCGTGCCAACAAAGAACCCAACATGTGTCGGGCTGCGACCTCCCACACCCTTGAGAACTATTATATCGCCCCTGGCTGGTATCGTTACAGCAATGCCGTATTTGACAAAGCTGACAGATTCTATGCTGCCACTGTATGCATATCCCAACTTAACCAGTACGGCATTAACAAATGCTGCACACCAGGGAGTTCGTCTTGGATTTATCTCTAGACCGAGCGTGTCGCTAAACAACTGTTCTAGTTTGTCGCGATCTTGCTTTTCAGTGAAACCTCGATACTGTTCTGCTAGATCGGCCACTGCGCCCATTGGGTCGTCGGTCTTGTCAACTTGGTACTTGGCTAATACCAAGTCGTACCTTATTGAGTCACAGTCTGTATAGACCGTGGGGTGGCAAGATTTATTGTATTGATCGTGATACAACTCGGCGCGAACGTGAGGGTGCTCTGTGGCATGGGCCCCGTGGATGATCGCCGTAGCTGCCCAGATCAGCACCGAAAGCGGCGCCAACATAGGCCGAAAAGCCATCTATTCTCCTCAGTGTGGTGCAGGCTTCTGCACGCATGTTTAGAGCACTCCTTCCGAGATGCTATATTAATTTATCACTGCAGGCTCAGCTAGGTGCACTGTACAAGTATAACTCTGTGCCCTAGCTTGTGCATTTTGAAGCTGCCAATGCGCATCTCGTTGCGGCTATCGCTATTAGCATGCAGCAACCCATTAGAAAATTCTTCAATATGATCAGTGCTGTAACCATGTACACCGTTCTGTTCAAGCACATGCATCAAGAGGTTTTTCAATCTGGTGTTGCTAAGTGAGCACAGTGTTGGCCAATCTAATGTGCCATCGGCTCTCGTGGCGGCAGCTTGGTCAATGTTTGCAAGATCGCGCATCAATTCCAAGCTTTCACCTAGGATGCTTGCAGTCTTGCTGATGTTTGCCACAGCTTGCGGGTTCCTAGCACGGATCTCTGGAATCACAGTGTTGCGCAACCAATTGCGGTCATACTTGGTATCGGCATTGCTGGGATCTGTGATGTAGGGTACTTCGCACAGCTTTGCATAGGTTTCAATCTCTGCTCGGCTGCAATCCAACATAGGACGGCACATTAACACTGCGGGATCAAACCAAGCAGGGCTGTATTTTTCCATGCCTTTAAGGCCGCGAGCCCCTGCACCACGAAACAGCTTCATCAGCACAGTTTCAGCTTGATCATCTGCATGATGTGCTAACACGATAGCTTCTGGATTGAAACTACGAAAGGCATGGTATCGAGCAACTCTGGCACTGTTTTCTAGATTTTTGTCTGTATCAACAGTAACTACTGACACCGCATTACTGTGCAAGCCCATCCTATCGCATTGGTGTTGGGTAAAAACTGCCCAAGCGTCACTGTTAGCGTTCAAGCGATGATTGACAGTTACAACACTGATATCACAACGGAATTTATTGAGATTCTGGCTGATAATGTACATAAGCAGCATGCTATCTACACCGCCGCTAACACCGATCACGGTCTTGCGTGTGCCAAGTTGTTCTGCTAGTTCATCTACATCAAACATGTGCTTACAATAGCACAATGTGCTAGCATGTCAACCAAAGATCTTAGATGATTGATCTCAATTTGAGAATATAGCGTTGTGTATATTAGGTTCTATATCAGCAAAGCTTTCATTACGCAGCGTGTCTAGTTGCGCAATAATATCTTTTACAGATTCAAGGTCAAGATCAGCAGGGGTGTGTAATTCATTTAATATCAATTTGGTAAGTTCTGTGATTTCTTGTTTTTGCTCTAATCCAGTAGTGTTGTATCCGGTCATATTAGATATCTGTGATATGAGATCTTGCTTGACTGTGTATGGCAGATTTCTCGGTGCAAGCTGCGGTCGATCAATTACTATCTGTCCAATGATAGAATACTTTGGTATATTTGATGTAACCCATCTAATAAATTCAGGAAAATGATGCACGTTTAACAGTGTCCAGCAACTTGCTACACAGATATAAGGCATAGGCCATGTGTCCTTGAGATCATGCCATGTACGCAGGTTTTTCTCTATGTCGGGCCAGTGTGCACCTGTGCGCTGATAATCGTTGACAGCACCTATGCCATCTATACTTGCATCTAATAAGAAAGCCCTACAATCAGAAATCAAACTTAGAAGTGCATCTTCTATTGCAACGCTGGCGTTAGTTGTTATAGCCAAGTCTAAATCTTTTAATGATCCGCGATCGCGTTGTATCTTATTTAATACTGCTATTATGGTTTTTTGTTCTAATAGCGGTTCGCCGCCAACAAATCTTAAAAATTCTACATGGCTCATGTCCATTGTAAAGTCATCAATGCTGCGGCGCATTAGCTTGCGATGACTTTTGCCTTTTAAGACAATTTCATCTTCTATCCATCTGCTACTATTACCGCTATTGCACATGCGGCATTTCATATTGCAGAGATTACCAAGGTTCAATTCAATTGAGCGTAACAGAGCCGTAGCAGTGTTGTGATTGTGGAACAGCTGGTTGCTGTTATCTCTGGCACTGTTTATACCAAGAGAAGATTTATAGTCACATCTTGAACACCCTGGATGCGATTTACCAGACAGCATAGTTTGCCTTAATGCTTCCATGTTTGGATGATTCAACGGATCTGGGTATGTATCTACTATACCAAGATCCCAACTAGGCGCATTGCCATCTCTGAAATCGGGCCATTGGCAACAAGGTTTTACATTATTGCTCCACGAGGTATATGATAAACTCGTGAATGGGGCCATACAGAAATGATTTACGTTTGGCATTATCCAGCTTTTCTGCAACGCTCTTGGAATTCTTTGAGTCGCACAGCAGCGCGGTCGTTGCTGAGCAACATGTCTATGTTGAACGTTACTGGTTCTGGCATCTCTTCCAGGCTCTTCCACTGGAACTCAACATGCTCCCAGTTGAGCTTGGGTTCAAATTCTTCTGGTACACATACCACATAGTTGCGCATGACAAAGTGCGGTTGTTCTGTTGTAGTCTCGCTGAGCAATCTGATCGGAGCATCGCTGAGATCTCGTCCAATCTCTTCAACAATTTCCCTGTACAATGCCTGCTTATAGTTCTCGCCTGCATCTACATGGCCGCCGGCCACGTCCCACTGCAACGGATGGCTGCAGAGTTCACTGCGCAAGATGAACAGGAACGTATCAGTTAACCTGCTCCAAATCAGTGCTTTGCTAGCACCATTGATCACTTCATCATATCTCATATACTAATTTATGCCATTTCGTACCGCAGCGTTCTGAGCAATAATGCCTTGCAGTAACTGATCATCTGGCAGCATGGCAGCTAGTGCGCCAATATCCTTGGGCAAGCACTTACCTCCAAACCCAAGGTACCCATCCGGTCCAGGTACCATGGTCTGCCCGGTGGCTATCCTCGGATCTAATCCAACTCCTGCTCGCACGCTTGCCCAATCGGCACCAGTGGTTTGACATGCTTGATACAAGCTGTTAAACAACATGACTTTGGCAGCTAGAGCAGAGTTGATGCCAATCTTGATCATTGCAGCCGTCTTGATATCTGTGAGCGTCCAGCAGGCCGACTGTGCATGTTGCATGCCACACAACCATATGCGCCATTGATGCACGATCTCATTAGACCCTCCTAGCACTACCTGCGTTGGGTTAGCTGCATCTGCTGCTGCACGTGCCTCACGCAAGAATTCTGGCCAGTATACCAAATTGGCATTTATAGACAGCATGCTATCAAATGCAGCAGGCATAGAAGTGCTGCGTACTGCCACAGGTCCTGCCCAACCTCTGCTGGCAAGATAGTTTAAGCACTCGTACACTGCAGAATGATCCAACCCATCTTTGTGATCGGGTGTGGGTACACAGATGATTGCGCGATCAACGGCCCGCAGGTCTACTTGATCGTAACCCTGGGCTGGATCGTACCATGCAATATCACAGTTCAGTATACCAGCAGTGGCTTTTCCAACAAACCCTCGGCCAAATATCAATGTGCTCATGCAGTAGCTTTCTCTAATTGTGGATAACCAAGGTATCGCCGCAGTTCCTTGTCTTGCGGTTCAAACCGTTCACCTAGCCAAAAGATCCGATAGCTTTCACTGCCATACTGGCCTATACCATACAGCTTGGTTGCATCTTTAAAATCCCAGCTTAGGAAATCGCAACTCATCTTGCGTAGGGTATTCTCTCTGCGATTGTAGAAACCAAGTGGACGTATCACAGGTATCACTTCATCTGGCGTGCTGTAAAGATACGACTCTTCGTTTGGCCACCTGCTCAAGAATTCTGGTAGTACAGTCTTAACAGGCTTGCGACCTGTTTGGTTTAACATGATCACACCAACCATGTGCTGCCAGCGGGTGTGCACCTGTTGTTGGACCATTAAATCATCACGCAGTGCGTGGACAGATACTTCTTTCACAGTCATTGCGCCGCTGCTTCTTCATCTGTAGGTTTGACCAGGAATCTGCGTAGCACCGAATCTGATCTATATGGATCAAAGCTGCTTTGGCTACCATCAAACCAGCGCATGCGATACATCACACCAGCAGACTCGGTCTTTAGCACGCAGATGCGCGGGTCGTTGCACACTCCCCAATCAGTGCCTGCTACTAGGTTATCCCTTAGCCATTCTATGCGTTCCATTACTGCGTGATCTTCGAGATGTTGCCAGTTTAGGACCCAGACCTGTTCAGCGTCTGACATTACACGTACTCCGATTGGATCAGTTCTGCCCACGAATCCTTGCCATGCGGGTGTGTTATCACGTTATAACCGCAGACAGTTAACAGCTCTTTGGCTACAAACATGCGCTTCACGTCTGTGTGGGCATTGTCTTCAAACTGTATCTTCTTAGGCAAGCTAACACGCATGCCTCGACGTGTGTACTCAATCAACATGTTGATCAGCAGATCGGCATCCATGCCTTCTGTATCTGTCTTGAGTAGATCAACTGTGCCAATGTCAAACTGGTCTATCAGCATGCCCCAGGTGATGCAAGGAACCTGCACAATCTTTACAACACCTGCTGCTAATAGATCCCACTTGGGCAACGCAGCACGATCGTCTGTTGCATGCCAGTTGTCTATGTTAGGATAGTACCCAGTGTGGAACTCATGAGGTTTGCCAATGGAATTACAACCCTTCATCCAACTGCCAAGGCCGTGCAGTGCAATGTCACTGTCTGGTATGAAGTATAGATCAACAGAAGCACTGCGAGTGTACTGCTCATCTGTGACCATCGCACTCCATAGCTTGTGCATGGTTGGTCTGACGGGTAGCCTGTCTAGATACACTTTGACTGGTTCAACACTTAGGCCTACTTGTCCATCAGGTACCGATTGGCACAGCGTATCAAAATCAGACGTACCTATCTCTATGAAATCATAGTGCATGCTATGTTATCGCCGTCTCTTATCCTGGGGCGTATCAACCAGTGCTGCAGCTAATTCGTTTTGCACATGCCCTAGTGCATCGCTAGCTTTTAGTAGCTCTGTTTCAGACGCCGCGCCGTTAATAACTAACTGCGCAAGTTGAGCATGCTCTCGGTAGCGCTGATCAACTAGGTCGGCAAGATCTTTTACTGACATGACGTCGCCCAATGCAGCAGTGCTCATTTTGACACTCCCACATCTTGATCTAATTCGAAATACCGAGCATCATCCACAGATTTCAACCAACGGCCGGTTTCGTATGAATGGGTAAGCACATACGCACCAAGTGCAAAGATTGCCACCCCAAGCACACTAAGAACAACATCGCGGATAGTTTTAGTCACATACATTTGAAACTCCATACTGTATAGTCATCTACATCAATAAAGTAGCACACGTAAAACGTTTGTCAATCAGTAATTACCGTCTTGTAGGATCACTGCATGGGGCACAGTCATGTCCATTTCAGTCATGGTACCCCTGTATGCAAGACCAATTGCTGCAAGCTTGTCAGTTAACAGCAATTCTGCTTGCTCCACAGATTCTGCAACAACTACTGCACTAGTACCCACAGGCCACAGCCCTTCAAAGTCTGTGTTGTAGTAGACTTTTAACCGTAGCATTTCTAGTTTTTGTTCAGCGTCGTACAATTTAACTCGCAGCGATTCTGCTATTGCCTGTGTATACGTTGCTTCGTATAGCCAATCTGACATATGCGTATCCTTGATGGTAAAAATAGCCGTATACTACGGCTATTTTATTTGATATTTGTCTATTACTTTTTAGCGCCTACTAACTTCAGCAAATTCAGCAAAAGGTTTACAAAGTCTAAATACAAGGACAGTGCACCCATGATACCAGCCTTTGACCTATCATCGCCGTGCGTTTTATAGAAAATATCTTTAATCTGTTGTGTATCATACGCAGTTAACCCAACAAAAATCACCACACCTACGATGGAAATTGCAAAATCCAATGCAGAGTTTTGCATGAATATATTTAAAATACTAGCTGCAATTAAGCCGAACAGACCCATAAGAAAAAATCCACCCAGCGACGTAAGATCGCGTTTGGTTGTGTATCCATATATGCTCATTGATAAAAACATGATAGCAGTGATCATAAAAACTTGAATAACACTGCCCAACTGATATACTATAAAGATGCTGGACAAACTAATACCCATAACAGCGGCGTATGCATAGAACATAAATCTTGCAACAGTCACAGACATTTTGTCAATCATAAATGACATGACAAATACCATGGCAAGCGGCGCAAGTATAAAAAGCCATGCTTGTGGTCCGCCAAGGAACATGGCAACGAGGGTGGGGTCAGTACCTATGATGTAGCTAACAATGCCACTCAGTAACAAGCCAATCCCCATGTTATTGTAAACACCGATCATGTATTCGCGCAAACTTTGATCATCGGTAGTAGTTGTGTTAATAGCACGTGTCACAGCCATATTACTCTCCTTTAAAGTTAATTGATGACAGCTTTGCTATATTTTGCAACCTTGCTATGTCTATGTCTAGTCTGATACATATCTCTTGATCAAACAATGTGCAGTAACTTGGTGCCCAGTTGATCATCGGTCTATCTTAGGCAGTTTCTTAAGTGCCTGGACCTCACGCTTATATAGTGCTCGTTGCAGTGCAGGATCGACCAAGACTGTCTGATGGCTTGCGATCGTCTTGGTTATATCAGCTATCTTAGCTACCACATCAGCATAGGTATCCTTGGCCCAACGATAGCTAGGCAAGCTGGCAATGCGGTCTATCTGATCGTCATCTAGCACAATAGCAGCACACAGTGCGTTTACCTTAGCAACGATAGCAGCTTTGTCATCAGCAGTGGGTAAGAACTGCGGTAATTGTCCATCTATGCAAGCTTTGATAGCCAAGTTCCAATTCAGTTGGTAGGTTAAATCAGCTATCAGTTTTTCATAGCGGATCTTGTACCAACCTAGCCGCCATTCTACATACTCTTTTATTACCTGTTCTGCAGATTCAAACTGGCGCACGCTGTTGCCGTTCCAATCCAATACTACAATTCGTTCAGTAGCTTTGCTACGCAGCTTGAAATAGTCGATAGCAGTGTCTTCGGTCCAGCCGTTGATCGTGCCGCGCTTGAAGCGTATCTCGATACGGATCTCTTTGGTACTGCGATCAATGTAGGTCTGGATCTTGTCCTCTTCTTCCATGGTGTTCAACCGCGCTTTGAACTTCTCGAGGCTGAGATCTGGTGGCAGCTCTTCGATCCACACAGTGCTACCGTCAATGCGGCAGCGGCCCGTAAACTCCCAGCTGTTACCAGCAATGTTGCGCACACCACAGTTGAGGTAGTCATAGCGCGGCACCAATATTTTGATAGTCTTGCCGTCCAGTGCAGCAACAGTAGCGTCAATGATGTCATCCAGCGCACGCGGCAGGATGTCAGTGCTCCAACCAACTGCGATACCGCTAATACCATTGAGCAGTACCATTGGCACCAACGGTAGATAGTTCTTGGGTTCAAGCACGCTGCCGTCGTAGTTTTCTTTGAGTGGTACTATATCGTAATCAGTAAACACCAGTGCATCGGTATGCGTGTTGCGCTTGAGATACGTGTAACGTGCTGCACCCCAATCAGTTGGTCCAACCTTGGTACCAAACGCGCCGATGCCGTGCAGCAATGGTACGTTGTTGCAATAGGGTGCAGCCATTAAGCTTAGCGTTTCTGCTGCGCTAGCGTCACCGTGCAAGTAAACGTTTTGGCTGATCATCTCGCCTGCCAGAGAAATGGTCTTGATCTTGTCGCTCTTGGGTTTGATCACAAACAGTGCTTTGCGCTGTGCATCCTTGAGCCCATCACACACACTGGGAATACCACGAGTCTGGCACACATAGATGCTGTAGTCTCGGCTGGTACCCTTGATGTAGTCAGTGGTGTTGTTATATGTGCTCATTCTGTTTCCATTCTGGTCGTAGCTTCCAAAGCACTAGATCGCTAGTGTTATCTATCGGCATCCACACGCCGATCTCATCGTAGGTGCGAAACGGTTCTGTGATTATCACCAAACGGCCACTGTTGAATGATGAGATGTGTTCTTCACACCATTCTATCAGCGATTGGTTTTGAGTGTAGAACATGATTAGCTTGGCATTGTCTAGCAGCCAATCACCAACGTCGCGATTGACCTGAAACTTTCCCATGCAAACTCTAGTGTCAGACATCCAGCGCAATCCAATCCTTGCGAGCGTCAGCGCCCTTGGGATCAAATATCAACTTTAATGCGTCGCCTAAGTTACCATCGTCGTTGATAGGTATCAACTTTGGTTTGACCAAGCTGTGGCGCCAATCTGCTTCTTCTAACGACCCGAGACCCTTAGCACGGGTTGGTTTTGGCGCACCTTTCCAGTCCTTGGCATTGTAGGTATGATAATCATCAGCATACCAATAGTGACGGTTCTTGCCTTTTTCTTGGATGATAAACGGAGTTTGTAGTGCGTAGAAGAACGTGGGCAGCTTGGGATCAAACAGCTCGGGCCAATGCAAGTAGAAGAAGTTGACCAATAGTGCTGTGATGTTAGCGCCATCTGGATCTTGGTCAGCTGCTAGCCAAACTTGTCCGTAGCGCAGATCAGCACGCACAGCACGCTGTCCCAGTGCACAGCCAATGCTGGTCATGAGATCCATGAGTATCTGATTGTCCAACAAGGTCTTGGGTGCTTCGCCGCGCACATTTAAAATTTTACCACGCAGTGGTAATGCACCATGTACCTCTGGATCGCGCACAGCACTAACCATGGTCTTGGCGCTGTCACCTTCTGTGATCAACAGCACGCACTTGGTACGATCTTTGCCATTGGCATCCAACAGCTTAGGCACCTTGGTACGCATCATCTTGCGTGCTTGCTTGGCTAGCTCGGCATCATCTTTCTTCTGTGTGCGTGCAGCACAGCGTGCATAGATCTCGTCGATCCAAGTCTTGTTGTTCTTGATTATGTTCTTTAAGGTGTTTTCATCTTCAAGCACAGTTTTGATATAGCCATCAACATCGTCGTTGATCAGCCGCGTCTTGCTTTGGCTATCAAAGTTAGGAGCGTGCATTGCTGTGACGTTATAGATCAACAATCCATCTGCGATATCGCTACGATTAGGTGTCAATCCACGACGCTTGCTTTCGCGCTCAAGGGCACGCACCAATCCACCATAGAATATGCGCTTGAATGTATCAATATGCTGCCCGCCGTTGAATGCAGGGATATCGTTCACAGTAGTATGCAGGTATTCGCCGTCTTCAGCAAAGTTTGGCACCAAATAGAACGTGCTCTTGAAGTTCTTGTCGTTAACATCAACAGTGATTACAGATTTACCTTCAAAGAAGGTCTTGGCTACTGTTGGCTTAACTACAACGCGAGTGCCATTGAAACTAAAGCGAATTTTAGGATGATTTGCCGCAATTTCTGTCATGCGTGCTTTAACGAAGGCTAGCGGCAGATTAGCTTTCTTGAACACATCCTTGCTGAGCTTGAACTCAACCGTAGTTCCAGTCTTGCCACTATTGTTAGTGATCTTGGGTTCGCGTATATCGAGCTCGTCAAATGCAGCGTTTCCTTCACGGAATGTCTGCTGGAAGCGTTTACCGTCTCTAATGATATCCAACGTGAAATGTTCGCTGCAGCTAACCACAGTGCTGGCCCCGATGCCGTTGGTACCGCGCACTTCTTCGCGAGCCCCAAAGTTACGACCTGCACGAGCCTGCGTCAAAGCCAACGTTGCTTTGTGCATGTTTTCATTCTCATCCCAGTCAATCGGGATACCTCTACCGTCATCGCTGACAGTGAACAGCATCTCTTTCTGATCATAGGTAACTCCGACACTAGTGCCATGCCCGTGCCCAACAACTTCGTCAAGGGCATTGTCTAATATCTCACGGAATGCGCAATAGACTGCAGGAGTCCATGTCATCTCCACTGGCTTCAGGGCCTTGCCGTCCCAGTTCACGATCGTCTGGCTGTGTGGGCTTCGACTACCAAGATACATCTCCGTGCGCAGACGGTGATGTTGATAGTCAGTGAGTTTTTGTATTTCGTTAGATTGCTTCTTCATCAGCTAGTTATAGCATTCTATGACTGTTTTCACAAGAGCCTATTTTAAAACTGCGACTTTTACGTCTGACCTTGGGTAATTTTGCCAATGATCTGTGGGTGTTTTGATGCCTAGCCTCTGGCAGAGATGATGGTTATCCACTATGTCAAAGTCCACGTCTGCGCGTGCAGCAGCATTCAAAATACCGTTGTTTTGATAATCTATATGCCATGCCATATTGTCTAGATTCTTATAGTATGTATATTTTGGGTACGCGATACGGAATTCACCGCAACGTACCCACTGCCCTAAACACGCATCCTCTGACCGATGTACTAACACCACTGGACAATCTGGCCAAGTTTCGCGCAAGAAGTCAATCTGGGCTGCGAACATATGGCTTTTGATTATCTTGATACCGCCCAGCGCATGTCCTGCCCAGGGCCTATCAAACTCAGCTTCACACACGGCCTTGGTGTTTGCATCTAGCTCTTCGAACCAATCACCAAATTCCATGCCAGGATCAAAATATGCACCTTGGTGTGCAAGTTCCATCTGACCACTAAGATCGCGACGATAGGTTCGAGAATCACTGTAGTCACCGCGGTCAATGTCAGCACTATGATAGATGCTGTTGACCACACTGCACCACTTGCTGCCAGGCGCCCCAGTTACGAATATGTATTTTGGCATCACGATCCTATCAGCATTGCAAGAGTCCTATAGATATCATGATAGCATGAAGGTTACAAACTTGCAATCTTGATTTGTAGTGTTTCTATAAGGCTCGACAACCCATTGCGACGATTGCTGCTCAAGATACCCTCCAATCCAATCTGGGTAAATTGGCTCTTAGTGATTTGTTTGGCCTGATCTATTGGTAGGTCATCGAAACAATCGCAAATTACGTGTGTGACCCCTTTGGTTATCAGTGCGTCGCTGTCGTAATACACTCTGGTTCGCCCGTCAATCTCTCCCACGTCTACCCATATCTTACTGATACAACCATTCACAAGTTTGTCTTCTGTGCGAAGTTCGCCGGGCAACGTTGTTGGTTTTTTTGCAAGTTCAATGAGAAATGCATATTGATCCATGATATCATCGAATATGCCAAGTTCGTCTGCCCAGTGTGTTATCTTATGCATGACAATTCTCGTATATTTCTATCCAGTTCACTTCTTGGCGTCTTTTTCTGCTTTGGTAAGTTTTTGATTCCAAGTGTGATTGCTAATACCAAGTTCGCTAGCCATTGGCTTTGTTTTGCCGGTGGTAACAGACCCGCCCTTGTTTAAAAACTCAGCAATCAAATCTTCATCTGTCTTTTTCTTAGATTGATGATTCATTGCCATAGTTGTTTCCTTTATATTTTTTCTTCATTCCATAAGGCCATTCGCCTTCGGGGTACCAGTGTCTGCAGTTATATATTGCACTAGAAAAGGAAATACTTATCGAATAGCCTTGTTTTCTTAAAAACTTATACCATTTGATCATCAGTTATCCTTTGCAGGCCAATTATTAATTAGGCTGCGATTGCCATTTCAATTTCTTTAGTTACATCGTCAACAAATGTTCGAACAGCACTGTGATCTACTGTGTCTTTTGTATGCACAAACTCTACTTTGGTTTTAAGTTTTGTTGTGCAGCCGTCAATAACAGTGTAAAACCGCATCACTGGTATTAGTTCATGGATGCCGTTAATCAGTTTAGTCTCAATGGATGTGCCCGGTGTTGTTAGCGGATACTCAACTCTATCAACTAAAACACTGTTTGGCCAATTTGGCATTGTTGTGTCCTTGTGTGTAAGCGGCAGTTTTATTCTGTTTCCAAGTCAAAACTGCCAAAAACTCATTTACGCTGCAATAGCCTCGTAAGAAGGAGCAAAGTTATCGTTTGCAACTGTAGTTTTCTTCGCGGTAACGGCGCTTAGATCCCGGTGACTCCATCCTGCCTAGTTCGCCTGTCGATGCCCAACTCAGGCCCAGCAAAGATACACACATAAACTGCCTACTCCAGCTTCCAGGCTGTCGCTATCAACATAGGCTTTCGGAAAATACCTGAACCTAGTTTAGTGTGTATCTATGGTGGACCTGCCCGGATTCGAACCGGGGTCCAGAACGTGTTCAGTGAATATCAACATCACACTGTATTTATAGCATCACTTTTTGAGTTGTCAACTGTAATGATTGCAGGGTCGGGTATGCATCCGTGATCAGCAGTCATGATAAAGCCTTTAGGTGGTGTCAGCACAGCCATAGCCAACAGCCTGCCATTGGTGTCGTTGTCACCTAATATGACTACCCGCACACCAGTTGATTCGATGATAAACTGGTCAATTTTGATCATGCCTTTCATTTCGCACCATTACGCCATGATTTACCCTGGCGTACATCGTCGAGGCTAGAGACTATGAACTTTTTCACTGGCACATTTTCGGGCTGCACGGCCAATTGAACCATCATCCAGTCTGCTACACACGCCGGGCCACAGAACCCAAGATTCTTCTCAGCAAGGTGATAAAGGGGCGCCCAGTATTCTCTGCGCACACCGTTGCCCTCAAACCTGTGCAGCTCAGACACTGTTGGCAAGCCGCAGTGGCTACAGGGTTGCCCTTGCGGCCAGTGCATGCTTGGTTTAGGAGTTGGTGTAGCATCATCCATGACGCTGTTAGAACCGCAGGCTTTGGTTACCACTAGCTGGTATGGTCAAGCTGCTGGTGTTGGCTAGATAACTTTTCTTGATGTTTTCTTCAGTGGGAGTGATGGTCACTATGCTGTGCAGGCTCAAACGCAGCTTAGCATCCGGATTAGCAGTGATGATGAATCCGGGTATCATCTGTATTCCGACTCGGTTGGTCTGCGGATCAACGCTGATGTTCACTACCAACGGCTTAACAATCGCCACCATAGTGTCGTCCGAATCTACTATCTTGGCTACTAACTCTTCGCCGCTAGCCAGCTTTAGTGTGCAGATATCGTCAGTCTTCCAAGTCTTTTCAAGTAACATGTGCAATACTCCCTATTTCAATTGAGTATATGAAACTTGTATCAATATAGCAAGATCAACGTGTCTTTACAGCTCCGCCGCCGGCAAGTGTTCCTATTATTGGCTTGTTAGCATCGGGCGGCACCACCCAGGTACGACCAATGAATGCAACGTTTCTGATAGAACCAGCTTTATAGTTGACTTCGCTGCATTTATCGCCTTGGTTGCCGCCGGCCAATCGTATTCGCCCAGCTTGCAGATCGACTCCTCGTATAAATGCCACATGGTGCGACCCATTACCAGATAGCACACACACGTCATTACGACGCCATTGTGAGGGATCAGAAACAGGTATAGATATTGCACCACATTTAGATACCCATTGCGACACCCGACGAGCAAGATCATAATAACTGTCTACTGAAAACGATATCATACCAGTTGTCCCAGATGCTTGTAATATTGTACCAACAAAGGCAGCACACCACGGACATTGATCGCCCCGCGCAATTCTCTGTGCAGCAGCTATGCCGCCTGTATGTGCATAACAATTAAGTATGTTTGGATTGCCAGGAGACCCTTGTTCATTCCACTGGCCTGCATCACCTTCTTGTACGCACTTATTTAGATTTGATTCAAGTGCGCCCCACACGCCGCTACCTGCCGGCGGAGTAACAAATCCCACCGTAGGATCAGCATTGCCTGCCAGATCGTTAGGATCTGATGTGTTAGGCCCGGGCGGATTTCCTTGGGCTTGATAAGCTATAGTGCCGTCAGCAAATTGTATCTCTAGCGGATCTGCCAGAGCTAATGCAGCACTAGAATTATAATTGTTGATCTGTTCTGGATTCGGTGCATAGTTTTCTAAAGGTGGCGATACTGGTATAGCAAGCTGGCTTAGTACGCTAGTGCCTAGCGTCGGTGCGTTCCACAACGCAACTTTTTGGTAGTTCACAAAAACTGTAGGACTGCTGTAGACATCTATCACACCAGGGTCTACGATATCCAATGCTTGTGGGAATGATCGTTTTATATAAGGCATCTGTTATTTCAATCTTGCTAAGAGATCGGTGTACCCGCCAACATGCTCGCCATGCAACCATATCTGTGGTACTGTCCTAGCAGTAGGCGCTGCAGCCAACAGTTCTTCTCGATTGGTCCAGCTTTGATTTTCTTTGAGCACACGATCATCTGGCCCTATCAATGCTATGATACGTTCTTCATATGTTAAGCCCTTGCTGTTCAGCAGAGCTTTGGCTTGTGTGCAGTATACACAGTTATCTTTGGTGAATAGGACAGCATCCATGTTTTGATCCTCTTGATTATTTATTGGCATTTTTAACATGTGATAACGTGCCATCTGCTGCAGTATGTATCCATACTGCATCATCTGGTACTGCCCATCCTGCATATTGATAATGCCATGCCCAGCGTGTCACGTACACCACAGTTGGTTCATCACAACGTACCAGCCTCATACCGCTATCCAGCACAGCTTTGGCAAAATGCCTATCGCTCCACAGCTGCTGACCAGGAGTAGTGATCCAATGTGACATCAGGTGCATGGCATTGCGAGTGAGAAACCAGCTGTTGGTATCAATCATGTTCTCACCGTTGCTTTCAATACGGTCAACGTACATCTCACGGTCATCTTGACTGTGTATCACTCGCGTGGCTACTATTCCATCGGCTCCACTTTTTTGCAGCACTGCAACCATGTGCTCTACATGATTGGGCTTGAGATAGTTGTCAGCATCTATGAACCCAACAGCATCATACCCTTGGCTGAATGCACTAAGTGCCCCTATCGCTCGAGGGGTTGCACCAGCATCAGCATGAGCATGTGGTAGACCATAACTGTCTGCATCGAATGTAGATACCAATGGATTAGTAATGCCATCGCCAACCATGAAATGTCGCACGTTGGTATAGGTCTGAGCTAGAACGCTATCGTTACACCTATGCAGCACTGCAGCAGATTCCGTGTGATACGGTGTAACGATAGCTACTTTCATCAGAGACTGAACCCTTTGAAGCTGTCCGTGCCAACATCTTGTTTGGTGCCACCGCTAACATAGCTACTGATCTCTGTTTCTTGCGGGGCCACTTGAACTTCTCCACCAGCAATCCATTTTTGTGTCCACGGCAGAGGATTTGAACCACCTTTGTATTTGGTTGGTAGCCCAACAGCAGTCATGCGCTTGGCAGCGATCCATTCAACGTATTCGGCCAACAGCTGATTGTTAAGACCGATCATGCTGCCATCTTTGAACAAGTATTCTGCCCAACGCTTTTCTTGATCTACTGCATCTTCAAACATCTTGACAGCTTCGGCTTGGCATTCGATCTCAATCTTGGCGTAGTCCGGGTCATCCTTGGGCAGTATCTTCAACAGCGTCTGTGTGCTGGCCAAGTGCAAGTTTTCATCGCGGGCGATAAACTTGATGATCTTAGCATTGCCTTCCATCTTCTTGACTTCGGCAAATGCCCAGCTGCAGGCAAAGCTCACATAAAAGCGCACACCTTCGAGGATGTTCACGCTCATCATGCACAGCCAGATCAACTGCTTGTGACGATATGCATCGTAATCGTTAGCGCCGATTGCCAGTTTAGTGTTCATGTCGATCAGCTCGTCATAGTACTGGCTGATATCACCAGCACAGTCTACGATCTCAGCAATGTCCATCAGCTCGTCAAAGATCTTGCCTGGATTGCTGTAAACATTACGAATGATGTGAGTATAGCTACGGCTATGGATGGTCTCGCTAAACGTCCAAGTAGTGATCCAGTTCTCTAGCTCGGGCAAGCTGCAGATTGGCCCAAATGCCACGCTAGGTGCACGACCTTGGACGCTGTCTAGCAGTATCTGGCGCTTGAGGTTGCTTGTGAATATATGCTGTTCATGCGCAGTGAGATCTTTGAAGTCCTTAGCATCTTTGAAGATGTCAACTTCAGTAGGCAACCAGAAAAACGACAGCTGCTTTTCTGTGAGCTTGTCCAGCGTCTTGTATTTCATAGTATCATAGCGCTGGATGCTGACACCCCCGTTGGGATCCAAGAATGCCAAACTTTTGGTATGATCCGACCGGTTTGCGACGTCAAAAACGCTCATAGTATCTTCCTCATGTATATAGACTGATTATATCGCAAGCTAGCTAGATTGCCAACCTGCTTAGATGGTGCAGCTTTCGCAATCAGCTTCGTCAATAGGCGGCAGTTCGGCTGCATCATCGGAGATCATCTTGCTTACGTTGATCTCACCTTGCCCATCATAAGTGTTGAAATAGTACAACTGTTTTCCGCCGTACTTGTAGAACATCAATAAGTGGCCCAGCATCTCGCTTAACGGTATCTTATCATCTTGATAATGTTGAGGATTGTAAGACGTATTGACTGAAATTCCTTGGTCAATGTACTTCTGCAACACTGCACATATC